CGCACCTTTCCACCTTCATCCTCGGGAGCTTCCCCTGAATACTCTCCTGTCTGCCCCTTTGTATCGTCCGTATACATGGGCGTATTAGCACTATCTCCTGCGAGAGCAAAAGTGATACTGTTTCGAAGGAAGCCAGTATCGACTGCTTCCATATCGGAAATCGTCTCTTTAGCAATTCTCTCTGCTTGTCCGCCTACCAGACGGAGAGCTTTCTCTACAGCTTTCTCAAATCTACGCTCAAACTCTGGCCTATGACTGATGACCATTAATCATCCCTCCGCTTCTTTACAAAGCCTTTCACGACCTCCGCTATTGTGCACCGACAGTTATACGTATTCGCAGGATCAGCATCAGGATCACCGGGGAACATTATCTCGCCTATCTCATTTACAAAAGGCTCATCAATCGGAACAGAAACTCTGTCCAATTCAGCATGAGCATCACGTGTACGGCTGTCCTTTGTTGCTATCCATTCCTTTTCCAGAATAACACCTTCCTCTGCCAGATCTTCCATGGCATCCACCCTTCCCTTATTCTGGGCTGAAGTCACAGCAGTACGTGCGTTCCTCAACGCACTTTCCTCATTCATCCTTGTTACGTTCTGAAGTCTTTTAGCCATTTGCGGAGCACTCTCTCCCTGAAGGATGCCATGTAATATCTGACTGTTCACACGCTTTGTGTTCCATCGCACATCCTTGCGTCCATCCACAAACTTATACGGCAACAACGTCTTATTTGATGTAGACAGTTTTCGAATCGTGTTTTCGTTTACCAGATCAAAGGAAAAGCCTTTTACTTTGCTCTTTACATCCTTAACAACCTGATTAAAATTGTTGGCATACACAGCAGGAAGTTCACCGTTCATGTATTTTGCAGCGATCTTATTTGCTTCTGTCATCCTTTGAGCCATAGAATCACGCAAGTCCGTGTACTTTTTGTTCATCAGGATTTTATTCTTACGCCATACCATGTACTCTTTTTCTGTCAGTTTTTTCGCATCAACCAATGCTTTTTTCTCTTTGTCTAAACGCTCAAAATCTGCAAAAAAGGAATCAACCTTTTCGGTCAATTCCTCGCTCGCTTGTGCGTATATTTTGTGAAGTCTTTTCCCCAAACGCTTCATACGAGCGTCACCAAACTTACTGGACAGACTCATCTACTTCTACCTCGCCTTCAGCATCGAATCTCGCCGAATCCTCTGCAATCAACGCATCTATAACTTCATTGTATTTGTCAGGATCACCCATCAGCGTAAGGATACGCTTCGTAATATAACCAGAATCCAGATATTCGGCAGAGGCAAGCGTGTTCTGGATTTCTTCATTCGTGTTTACAATCTTGCTGCGAACGAAGCTTACATCATCGTCAATTCCTGCAAGAGCCATAATCCTGTTCACAAAATCAATGACATTAAATTCAAACTGGTCGCACTTACTGTTCAAAGGCTCATACGCCGCCTTAATCTGTGTGGCAGTAACAGCCCCACCTGCGATCTCTTTTGTGTCCAAAGCCATGAAATCATCGAACAGTTGACGCCTTAAGTTTTCCAGAGTCGAATTGTTCGCCGCATATGGAGCTTCAACAACATGACTTTCCACACCTGCACCAGAATCTCCATCAGCGTGAGCCATGTGTGTGATTTTCAACTGACTGATAAACCGTTCATCATCAACAGCGTCCATACCGCCACAATTCTTCAATATCCAGTAAATGAAATTGCCGTCATCCACATTGTTCACCATCTGCGACAGCGTAAGATCGTATGCGTCCAACGTGTTTTGTTTTCCGATAATGGCAGACTGTTTATCCTCATTGTACAGAGGAACAACCGGAAGCGTTTCATAATTGCTACCGGAAGTCACCATTTCACCTTCAGCTTCGGACCGTATTTTAAGCGTTTTAAAGGCCCTTTTGGGCGTCTTTACTTCCATGTCCTTACCTTTTTCCCTTACATATTCGGTAAGGCCGTCTGGCTCAAATAAAGCCAAACAAAGGGGTTTCGCTGAATCGATCTGCCAGTACCGGATTCCTGCCATTAACTCTCCGGTATATTCATCGTACAGAGGCACGAATTCCAGATAATTGAATACTTCAATATGGTCAAAATTCCAGAATCCATATGCACATGACCCATTAATAGCGTGTTTTGCACATTCCTGTAACTTCTGGTCAAAGTCTTTTCCGAGCTTATCCTTTGTATCGTCCTTCTTAAAGGTCGCACCATTGCCCAGAAGTGTTTCAACTTCCTGCGTGACAAAATAATGGTACAGATTGCTCGGAATCTTATTGTTAGGCGAGAAGTTGTCAGGAACAGATTGCCCCATAGCGTTCCGAATGAATTTCTGAAGACGCATGATTGTCGGATTCAGATTCCTGTAGTACAACTCAGCATCTTCTGCAATCCTGTACTTTAGACTGGACTGATGCTCTTTAATGGCAGACAGGCAGAACTGCATCCGTTCCTTTTCATCTTCACCAACAGCAAGTAAGTCCTGATACGTTTTCATGCTCATGCCCTCCCAAACACATTTAGATATCCTTCGCCACGCACCTTATTCGGAATCACACGAATCATGCTAGATAGACTGTCTGGAGCATCATCGTGTTCAGCGTTGTCATTGAAGTCACATATCTGGTTAATATACTCCGCATCCGTGCCCTTGACAAATATAACATTCTGCCATTCGAATTTCAAGTAGCTTGTGATTTTTACATATTTATTCATATGCTCTGAATAAATAACCACTCGCTCTCCACGTTTGCGCAAGTCTTTGCCAAGATAGCCTTTGTCACCGTTCTCTTCACAGTAAATCTTACCACCCATAAAGCCGTGATGAATTTCCAGAATTTCATCCAGAATATCATCTATATGCTTACGCCACATCCTGCCATACACATAGTATTTGCCGTTAACTAACCGAATCAGAGTATACGCTGTGTAATCTTCTCCATGATAAGCGGCGTCTATATGCCCCGAACCCTGTTCCACGAACGAAGGATCACCGCCGATTTGAGGCTCTGTAAAGATCACATCGTCAGAGGCTATGTGACGCAGTTCATAATTTGCGGCAAACAGACTGGGCGTCATATTTTCTTTTAATGCTTGAATCTGTTCATCAGTCAACAGTCCGGTATTGTAGCAGTCATACGTTTCGATGTTTGGCATCAGAGTAAAAGCATCTTCTTTGTGCCAAGGAGTGCCAGTATTGATGATTACTCCGCCACGGTTCTTAATGTTCTGCAGTTCCTGATAGACTAACTTTATCCGATCACGTTCAGCCTTACTCGTGCGATCATTGATGTTCACAATATCGTCTGTTATCACACAATCAGCGTGTTTACCTGTTAAGCTACCGACTGTACCAATACCCAATAGCTGTGCGGCGCCTCTGGTAGTGTCATAATTGTTCAGCGTTATAGACGCACTGTTCTCTGATACAAAGCCAATATCATAACCATACAGACACTTGAATAAATACGCAATAATCGGACTATGCAGTATCTTTGATACCTGACGGACAACTTCCACAACGTCACCGCCTGTCTTACGCATGAAAATCGTGTTCTCATGTGGATAAAAAAGCATACGGAGAGCTATCCCTTCAGACAGACAGGTTGTCTTAAATGAGCCACGATGTGCTTGTAGTGTAAAGTCACCTTTGGGAAGGACAATTTTCTTCAGCCATCCGTTGTGCAGATCAGTGAAGTCCGTAAAGCCAAGAATCCTGCCAAGATCGGCAGGATAGCTTGTGAGATAATCAAGTATCTCTTTCTTTGTTGCGTTCAGCAAAGTAGGCATCTAAAGCCTCCACTTCTTTAGCTCTGTCATCAACGCTCATACCAACATCAATGTTGTCACGCTGTCCGAGCCATTGTTTGCCCAACCAGATTGCCATAGATGGATTCTTCTCAGCCATTTTGAACTGAAATCTACGAAGCGAAATTTTGCCATCAACCGAAAAATTTTTATATGCATCCGCAAAACTCATCGGCTGACCATTTTCATCCTGATACTCACGCTGACACCAACGCTCAATAGTATCCTCAGAACAACCGAACCAACCTGCAATTTCTTTAAGCGTACATTGTAACGCACACAGTTTCTCAAACTGTTCCGAATCAATCTCCTTGCGAGGACGAGCCATTCTTGTCACCTTCTTTCGTTGTGTGATAAAGCGTATAGCCATTACAGTACCGTTTTGACGAATACTTAAATCCACAAGACAGAAACACGCCTACGCTTGCAGGAAGACAGTCGGCTTTAATCGTCTTATCATTATACAATGACAAAACGCCAGTAAGCAATTCTTTCAAATATCCATTCCGTCTGTACCGAGCTGGTGTAAAACAAGCATGAATTTTAGCATATTTTTTACCCTCAAGAGCCACACATAGGCACGAAACCGGAATACCATCAGTAAACAGAACATAAGGCTTATAACTACTCTTTAATTTAAAGCGCTTATCAAAATCTGGAAACAATTCATATATTTGTTTAACAGCGCATTCAATTATCATCTTTTACCACAATCCTATGCCCCAAAATAGACTTTACGTCCTGCATTTTAATAAAGTTCGGACGAACAATCCCACACTTGTAGCCTTTCAAAAGCAGAAAATGCCCTATCATGTTGTCGTAATGGTTTATTTCTTTCGGATGGTGCGTTTCATGCTGACAAAAATCCATAAATTTATCAAACCATTCAGGGCGCAAAACACCTTGCCTGAAAAGAACAAAATGATCGTACATCCACCAATTTTGGTCTGCCTTATGGATTCCGCATACGTCATTTGCAGTATAATTCCGATTTGTCAAAAGCGTTACTACCTGATAATCAGAATTATCAAGCACCTCATCGCATTTCTCAAGCCATCCATCCTTAAACAGGATATCATCCATCGTTATAATTGCGTTTCTGTCCTGATAATGAGTGCAAAGATAAAGCATCATTCTGGTAATATTCCATTTATGCCCTTTATGCTCCGGATCGACAAACACTTTATGCTCTATCCCAACACGCTTGAACTCATGAACAACGGGAGCTATTACGCTTTTCCGTTCAGGTACTGTTATTGTTCCTGCGATGTATCTTCCTGAATCTCCCATACGGCTTCCCCTTCCTTGACATAAATAACCTTACCGCATTCAGGGCAGACAACCTTCCAGTATTTCTGATACTTTTTGTTTTCTTCAGCCACAGCATCAGGCGTCATCCGACCAGCAGCCTGTTCAACACGTTTTTTAAGTCGAGCTTCTTCTTTGGCTTGCTGTTCTTCCAGAAACTTCTTATACTTTTCAGCACGTTCAGGATCATCACCGCCAGAAGGCTCGTCAAAATCCGGTTCTGGAATATCATCAAACGCCACAGACGGAAGTCCAAGCTCAGTCAAATCAAAGTCAATATTCAGCATATCCACTTCATGAAGCAGTTCATCTGTAACCCATTCGGAAAACTCAGAGATTTTATTGTCAGCAATCCGGTCCAGTTTAATGGCTTCTTCATCGGCATCCGTCACAACGCACGGTACAGAATCCATTCCAAGCTGAATGGCGGCGGCATACCGAGCGTGACCTTTGACGATAATGCCATTTTTATCAATAACCAGAGGAACATTAAAGCCGACTTTCGGAATAATATCCACAAGCAGTTTGACTGTCTTTTCATTCTTGCGAGGATTACGCACATAGGGCTTTACTTCAGTAATGGGCTTCATTACGATTTTCTTTGATACATCAATCATTTTCTTTCTGCTCCTTCTTATAATTAGCCATATTCACGGCTTGTTTCTGGGAAACGTATGCTTTACTATACTCATTCTTCTCATAAAGTTTTGCGTATCCAGTGATGTACTTCAGACGGACAAGTTCTTCAGGCTCCATTCCTAATTCCATACAGACTTGAGCATCTGACGCTCCATTCATGAGCATTTCCATAACGATATTACTCATTCCCTGTACAGAATGCTTACCACGGGCACGATTATGCCGAATTGTTGACGCCATCAGATCATTCATGGTTTTTCCTTCCAGAACAACGCATGGGAGCTTACCTTCGCAGGACTCATAAATATCCTTGTATCTCCGCATGATTGAATAGCGGTGAAATCCGTCCACAATGACATAGCGATCCTTCGCCTGATCGTAAATCACAACAACTGGCTGTGTATAGCCATCCTTCTTAACACTGGTGTACAACAGCTTCATTTCAGGCGTAGCAACCGAGTTGGGATTATAATTATTTGCGAACACTTTGGATATGGGAATCCACCGCACTGAATTTATGGGTTGGTCTTTTATCAACTGAGCCACCGCCTTTCCTTGTAGCCAATTTTAAGTCAGTATTTATCGTGCCATCAATATCGTTTACGATACATTCACGCACATGAACTTTGTACCATTCCACTGTATCCTGACCTTGCCATCGTTTTCTGAATAATTCATGATATTCAGGTTTTACAAGATGGACAAGCAGATAATCCCTGTATTCCTTCCAGTCACGGAACATGAACGGCAGTTTCTTTGGAATCACTTCAGTTTCAAACGCATGAGCAAAAGTGTCAGTGCCGGGGACACGTTTGCAGAAGCGATTGTACGTTTCCGGTTCAAACTCCTGAAGTTGTTCAATCGAATGCCACGCCGTTTCATGGATGAGAGCAGAACACCGCATACGTTGCGGCGATACGCCGAACTGATACATCTTATCGTACAGAACGTTGTAAGCCCAATGATTGCGTCCTATGGCTGTCCAGATATCGGAATCATTCCAGTCATATATTGGGTAGCCAGTTTGAACAACGCCTTTTTGCTTCTTTGAAATCCACATCAGCCCCCTATACCGAGATTTTCCGGTTGTAAGAGCCATTCTTCGCATCATTGATTCAGACACTTTCATTCCACAAAGTGCTATAGCGTTATCAGATTCAGTACATTCAGACTGAAGCGATTTGATAAGCTGATGAAAACGTTTATCCTTACTCTTACATTGAGTGATGGCTATATCGCTATGTGGATGAATCCATAAAGCTTCATCTTCAGGAGCCCAAAGATGGATGAAGTTCTTCTGGGGCGACAGGCTGTTTGTGAAGTCAAAAGGTACTTGAAACCAATATGGCTTTACTTCAGGCAATCTCATAATAGAATCCATATAGTCTACTGTTGACTGCCATTCAGCTTCTTGGTCAAGCCAGAAAACCTTTAAGGGCAATCTACCCTTCTCTTTTGCAACCATCAAAGCCAGATGAAACACAACCGTACTATCCTTACCGCCTGACATGCTGACAATTACATCGTCAAACTCATCATAAATGTACCGGATACGCTCAAGGGCTTCATCGAAAACATTATTCTCCAAATAGATCATCGTAAGCCCTCCGAATCATAGCTTCAATAGTTTCTTTATTCGTCTGTCCAGTCTGTTGCGTTATTTTGTTAAGCATTTCGACAACTTCAATCGGAATCCTTACGGTCACAGCCTTTGTAGGCACAAATCCATCCATCCGCCACACCTCCTTCCGCTATACGAAAGTGTACTACAAAATACGCCAAAAAACAAGGGGCTTATTTTAAGCCCCTTTTTAGCCTGTTTTAGCCCTGTCTGATTCAGAATGAATATTATATCATCCATGAAGCCAGACCGACCTTCTTGCCTTGTTTTTAGCCTTTGTTTTTCAGTGATTGCCTGACAAGCTCCCTGTCAACTGTCAATTTGGCTACTTTTTGCAAATGTCTGGAAATTCTTTCGGACAGATAAAGAGCCACGCCATTAAGGACAGCTTCTTCATCATAATCCATATTTTTCCTGAATCGTTTTAACACTCCTGCTTTCATTGCTCCAGAATAAACCGTCATATAATCCAGACAATTTGATTCAGCTATTTCCTTTAGCGTCACAGTCCCTCTCCCTTTCGCACACCGATCTAAACTCGCAATACTGGCACATGAAATTTCCATGTTCTGAATAGCACCGATTAAACATAACTCTGCAGATCCGCATTCTTTTCTCGGCAGAAATCTCAGATGCCTGTTTCAGCAAAGCGTCATTCCACTTCGCATGAGAATATCCAACAAAACCGCATTTGCATTCATACTGGTACTGTTCCGGATAGCTTGTTAAAATTATGTCTGTCCTTTGGAAAAGATACTTGCCGCATTTAGGGCATTCGATATCTGTCAAAACTTTGTTTGCAAACTCCTGTGCACACAAATGCATTTGCTCAAATTGCTCCCATTTCATTCCCATTTCACCGCCTGTCCGCATTCAGAGCAAAACTTTGGGAAATATGTGTCCATTTCCATTGCCAAAATAGGACGTAATTTATGTCCGCACATTGAACACGTTGACCAGATGCCTTCAATGTCTTGCATTATTGCAGGTGGTTTCGCGTCCTGCTCTTTCAGCAGGACAATAGCATCGCAAACGCTCTTACGTTCTTCTCCGGACAGCCAATAATCATAAATATCGGCATCAAGTATACTTTCCAGCGTCTTGATAGCCTTCTCCCTATCAGTCATTTCCGCTTCCTTCTTTCATCGCACATTTTTTCGACACGCTCATAAGTGATAAACTTCCGGTTGCAGCTCAAGCATTTACGCCGTCTGCGAATACCGTCACGCTTTTCGAACGTGTACTCCACCATGTAGTTACAGCTTCCGCAGTTTGGACAAATCATCACGCTCACCTGCCTTTCCGAACAACCATTCCCAGATTGTCCTGCGACGTCTCATGCTACAGGACACATGGCATCCCAACGAGCGGAGATGACAACCATTACACCTGCTTCTTAATCCGTACATTCTGCTCTCCACCTTCCAGTACAGTTATCTTCTTACAGGATGGGCACTTGACCTCAAGCACCCATTTGCCGTCTATCCATTTGAACATCTTATGCCCACAGTGAGGGCAGTTTACCCAACGCTCACTTGTCATTTGTCAGCACCCCCTTGATATAATTCTCTGCGTTACTCTTTTTATTTACCAGAGTCTGGGCACTGAAGTAGGTTGCTCCCTTACCGAACAGGCGTTTGAACTCGCCCTTGATTTCATCCTGCGTCTTCAGATGATACATCGGCGTTCCGTATCCGAAACGGTACGTGCCCAGAGGGAACTTAGCGTACCAGTCAAATCCAATTCCTCTGAAGAATGCGGTATGTGATACTGGAAAACTCATCCGTTTCAGATCGAAGGGCTGATTTGCACTCTTGACTTTCACACAGAGCATGTCACAGCCTTTACCATCGCCGTAAGTCTGACACACGTACAGGTTGAAGCGGTACCCCTGTGCTTCCATTTCCAGAATCGTTCCAAGCATCTTCTGACCGGCCTTAATCAGATCATCGCTGTCAACAAAGCAACTCACCGTCATATCGTAATAGATATCAAGCACCTTTGTTTTGATGGGAGCCATTGAACTGTTCACCATTGCGTTCGGAAGTCCCATGATGGCATTCGGGATGATCGGTTGGAAGCCGACCACATCATTGAAGCTCTTGAACCGTTTCCCGGTAGCGGTGATCTTCGTGCCTTTCTTCAAGGCGTCAACCGTTGGCTGATATCCTTCACGGAGCATCCGGAATGTTTCTTCCTTCGTGGCTCCGATGAAGTCACGCCGTCCACTGCGGAAAGTATCCTCGAAACTGGAGCTTGTTCTCTGTCTGACTTCCAAATCTTTGGCAACTTCCTGCGCAGATCCATACATTTCCATGTTAAGCTTTCCGAATACCGGAGAATTGATCGTCTTGATCGTGCTCATCTTAGGCCACCTCCTGCTCGATCTCTTTCAGGGCATCGAAGTATTTACTATGCTCCCCACTGAAAGACTGGATCAGCATCTTCAGATCATCCTTCTCAAGCCCCTTGACAAGGCAGGTTTTCAGAAGCTCTTTCGTATCGATCAGACTTTCCATTTTAGCCATCCTACTCATGGCTCTGTACGATACCGTGACCTGCAGTCCGTTCTTTTCAGCGGCTTTCCTGAAGTTATTACAGAACACAACAAGCGTCGAGTTATTGTTCGTAACATTCAGAGCGATCCGGTTGTCGTAATCAATTTCAATCATGGCGAACCGATCCAGACTGGCGGCATCCAACGTATTGCGTCCTACATAATTCTGGTCTGCTCCATGTCCAAGTGTGTTACCTGCAGCGATAACCCTGAAGTTTTCGTGTGCATTCACCTTACCGATCGGGGCCGGGAAGTCAAAGTAACGATTTGCGATTGCCGCATTCAGGATAATCAGAACCTCAGGGATTGAGGCGTCCATTTCATCCAACATGAACACGCCCCCATTTACGAATGCCTTGTAGAACTGGCTTTCATGGAAATGACCATTGGCATCTGTGAATCCGGTAAGCTTGTATTCCTGAGTGACTGCGTTTGTGAAGTAGAAATCAAGTCCGAGTGCCTCTGCAACTTGTTTACAGATGACGTTCTTACCAGAACCGGCAGGGCCACTCAGGTAAACCGGCTCGTTATTTGCGACAAACTTCAGGACAGTTTCAAACTTCTCATGCTGAACCCCGGGCACCTGATGTTTCCCAAATTCGGAAACCAGAGTGACCTGCTTTTCGATCTTTCCGTACTGCTCAAAGATGTATGCGTCCACCTTGTCTTTCAGTCCGTCAGCAACCTTCTTTTCGATTTCTTCGGACTTCATCTGAGCTACCATGTTGGCAACTACATTTGACAGGAGATTCAGACTGGCGTCCAGTCCATTGTTCGTCTGCGGAATTGTTTCACGTGAAACATTTTCCTTTACGGTGTTCCGCTCATACCTGTACCAATTAATGAAGGCAGTGAAGTCATCATGTCCACCGTTGTGCTTCCACTCTTTCATGGCAGTCCGAATATCGGAAACATTGCTCTCATCATCATTGATGATCTGTTCAAGTTCCTCACCCCTGTTCGTAACTCTGTAGCGAGTGTTCATCTGCATGTTGAAGAAGGAAATCAACATTCTGTCTGCGTTCTCATGTTTCATGGTTCATGACCTCCGCTCATTTTATTCGATGGATTTTCCATCTAAGCTATTCTATCATGCATGACATAAAATGTCAATACTTTTTTATGAAAAAATATAAAAAAATATACAAAAACATAGAAACGCATTTTAAGGGCATTTTTAGGCGATTCTAGCCTTGTCTACTTTTCAATGAACCAATATACGTTTTTAAAGTCAGACATGGGTTTTACGCAAAATGCATATTTTATGTATAATTCATTCCAGCGTTTTCGGTCATCAAAAAGTGAGGAAAATCAACAGTCTCAGCGTTCGGTTTTTCGCACTTTTGTTTTTCCAAAAATTGGATTATTCACTCATTTATGCAGAAAAAAACGGGCATTTTGCCCGTTTTAGAGTTTGACCTTTCTGGAAGCGTTGATTTTCCTTGTGTTTTCTTATGCATACTTATGCATTATGTAAAATCACTTATTGAATACTGTTTTTCGCCCTCTAATAGCCTTATCTGCCCATATACGATTCCTCTGGCTTCCCTTCTCTTTTCCGGCAACTTCTTTCCCATCTCCGTAAAGAATTTTCTGCTCGTCATCACATACTCATTGTTGCGTTCAGCCCAACGAACATACGCAGAGTATAACTCATTAGCAGGTACGCCTTTGGGAACAGAATAATCTACGACAATGCATGCATCAGCGAATGTCTGCAACAAATCCATTTCGCTCTTATATTCATCCGTTGCTTTCTTCACACAGTCTGGCATCTCCAATCCTTCACGTGTATAAAGCATACATCCTTCAACTGCCCAATGAAGAATCTGCGGCATTTCTTCACGAAGCTTATACTTCAGGTTTTTATCAACCTTATCTTTTGGAATGTTCACTTCGAATGGAATCAGCCTAATCCGTCTCCAGATGCCAACGTCTGTTCCACGTATTACAGGCTTATGGTTTGTGGCAATCCAGATTTTGAATTCTGGCTCATACTCAAACTCATCGCCAAACAGGAATCTACATGTTACTTTGCCACCGCCAGTTAACTGTTTTACCAAACCTTCATTCAGCCGAACCCCTTCACTTGGCTCTTCGGTTGTCACAAACCGAGCAGATTTCAGTCTAGCTATATCAGAATTAGCTCCCCCACCTGAATCATTCCGCTTTGTCATAAGCGTGTCCGGTTGTGCATTGGCGGCATAGTTCCCTAACATATCAGACAGTGTTTCCAGAAATGTGCTTTTGCCGTTATTGCCGATACCATACAGGAAAAACGCACATTGCTCTCTTGTACTTCCTGTCAATGAATATCCTACGCACTTCTGAAGGTAGCGGATCAAATCCTGATCTCCGTTGCAGACTTCATCCAGAAACTTCAGCCACCTAACAGGTTTCTTATTGCTCGTATCATATTCAGACAGACAGATTTTCGTCATCATGAATTCTGGCACATGAGGCATCAACTCACCGTTCCGCAGATTGATAATCCCATTCTGACAGTTCAAGTATTCCTGATAAGCGTCCATCTGTTCAGGAAGAATAGGAATGCCATCCAAATGCTGAGTCTCCGTTATCATGGCGTTCTTCCGGTTACTATTTCCACAAGCAGTTACGAATCGTAGGAACTGCTCACGTTCTGTTTCGTCATCAATCTCAAACGCCTGTGCTTTCATGTCGGCAAGTACCAAATCAGTGTACTTCTTTACCTCGCCTGTATCATCAAGTGCCCAGAGCTTTCCTGTCCAGTAGTACCATTTCTTTCTAGCGTATGAATAGCGGATCTCTCCATTGCATCTGTCATACAGCCTGTGAGCGTTTCCGGTATCAGTCCGGTCATAATGCTTTGTTACCCTTGGCTTCTTCTTTCCGAACAGACTTAACGCCAGTTCCGTATCATTACTGCCACGTTGCGGAGTATACACTTCTCCACACGTACTGACAGCCTTTGATATTGTCATCTGCCCATAAGTGTTTGTGCCGCGTTTTTGATCCCATTTCGGACGCATTAGTCCTGACGCTCTGAATATCCGGTCAATCTGGACTTCATCCTTCTGGCACCAGAACGCCAACTGTCCACACAAAGCCAGATCCGCTTCAGACTGTGAATTGAACAGCCCTTGCCAAGCACCATCATATAATAGTTGGAATACCTGTCCGGTCTTACATGACCTCGCCTTGTCTATGATCTGCGTGTCAGTTAATTCCAGACGAACAATCTGCGTATCCTTTATCGTCTGTGGCGTTAAATCTGGCAGATACTTACTATGCAGAACCTTTATCCGTTCCGTACAGTCTACAATCTCGCCGTACTTGCTGTTGTACTGATTTCCGGTCATAATAAAGTATCGCCCTTCAGAATACATTTCAACTTTGCCCCTACGCCTGTTCCCTTCTGGCAGAGTTCCCTTACATATAATATGAATACCGTTACCGGATTTGCTGATCTCATTATAGGACCGCAGCCCCTCCACAAACTCATCGACAAAATCAGAATCGTCAATGCATTTGTCCAGATCAACGCCGAAGTACGGCGGAGCGAACATAAATCCAATACCATCGAAATGATATTTCTTCACTGCAGATACGGCAGTCTCATAATCTGACCACGTTGATGGATTATTCGACATGGCGTTACCGCCAGTCATCGGATTCTTCGGCAGTTTATCTCCTGCCCAACAAACCCATTGTTTAAGCTCTTTAAGCTCTTGGGGAATCATTCAATTTTCACCGACCTTCCTTGCCGCCCTTAAGTTTCTTCAATTGGTTCACCAGTGCCAATGACATACCAGACAAAATGACAGGACGGGCATTCCAAATCCTTCAATTTCATTCCGACCGGGCGAACATCAATCCACCTGTAAAAGCATTTCAGACAAATACATTCCTGCACAATGTGTTCATCATCCATCATCCCACTTCACCTGCCTTCCATCTTCGCACCGCAGTTTGGGCAAAAATGCGTGTTACCATAGTCCGGATACAAATCAGAATATTCTTCTCCACAGATAGAGCATTTGTCGTTCCCGGCACTATCAATCCAATGCCCTGTTTTCGCTTCCTGTTCTTTCAGCGGACACCACTCCGGTCTGCTTTGTCCGAACTCACGAACATCGTTTTCGCCCCATTTTCTGCCGTTAACAGGAATTGCACACATCAGATATTCATTACAGGCAGGACAATCAAGGCAGTTCTTCGGCATCGGCATATCAATCTGAATCATTCACTTCACCGACCTTCCACCTTGATCCCGTTGCACGTTCCCTTTGCAATATCAAGGGCGAGCCTCAACTGCCGTATCTCCGCTTCCTGCTCTTTCAGCAGTTCCAGAATATCTTCAATGCATTCCAAACTGAGCATTATTGGAGTATCCTCGTTGAATTCTTTTACTGTTTTTGCTGTCTTGCTTAAAATTTCAATATATTTTCTCCTGTCAAGCATCCGCTTCACCGGCTTTCCTTGTAATTAACACCATACATGGCGACCTCCGGTTTTCCATTTTCTCCAATAACGTAATATGGACTTATACCAGCTCTATATATACTATAGATATACATGTAAACAACTTTTGTTTCAGGGTCATATAATAATTGTTTTTGAGACTCGCCTTCAATTTCGATTAACCCAAAGCAAGAATTCACATATTCTCCGTTTTCGTCTTTTGCTTTTACACACCCAGTAAGAAATATTACGATTGCGAACATGATAAGGACAATAATCAATTTTTTCATTCAAACTTTGCCTCCTTACTTATTAAGTTTTTCATATATTCTCATACGCTTTTTTAACCAGTTCTGAAGCATTCTCATGTTGTCCTCAAAATCCCAAATAACACCGTATTCTTTATCAGGATACTTCCGCATCACCCTTCCTGCAGATTGAGTAACTGTAATTTCGTCTTTGACAGGTGACGCCATGACAAGATTGCGTAAACATGGAATGTCCAATCCTTCTTTAGCAATCGCATACGTTGCGAACAGAACACTTATTTCACCTTCAGACAACTGACGCAATAAATCTTGCCGTTCACTCTTTTTCGCCGTTGAAAGAATACCATGCTTATATTGACATAAATCAGCCAATAATTCAAGATGATGCACCCGCTCACTCAGCACTAACGTTGTTCCGTTTTCTCCTGCTGCAAAATTGATTTCTTTGGCTATAACTCTGTTCCTGTCCTGATTCTCAATGCAGTCAGTTATGAGAGCTGTATAATTCAGCGTACCGTCTGGATTTAAACATTTATCCATGTCAGGCTCCCATCCTGTTTGCTTTGGCTCTAATACACACACGGGGCATGTATTGTTTTTCACATCCTCTTTTGTGATCTCATAAAACTTATTACCCAACAAAGCGAACATGGCTTTTTCCATACCGTCTGCTCTTTTCGGAGTGGCTGTCAGTCCATATTTGTACCGTGCAGAGAGGCTGTTCACCACCTTATAGAACATGGTCAACTGCGTAGGAGTACCTACGCATCTGTGGCATTCATCAACAATGACCACATCCCAAAAGTCTTTGAACGAAGCCAAGTCAATCTTTGCCATTGTCTGAACAGTGGCGAACGTGATCCCTTTGACTGCGTTGATCTTTCCGCCAGTGATCGTTCCCATAGGAACGTTCAGATATTGCTTTGCCCTATCCATACTCTGTTTCAGAAGTTCCTGCGTATGTGTTAGCCACAGAGTATTCATCCCTAATTCCGCACAAACAGCCAGACCGATTTGCGTTTTCCCTGATCCACACGGAGCAACCAATACACCGTTTCTGGCCTTTAAAGCCGCCTTTAATGCTTCTTCCTGATAATCGTACAAGTTATCGACTGAACCGCTAAACACACGCTCCTGCCCCATTAGATGGTCAGAAGGAAGCACGTTTGCAATCTGACGGACAGTTTGGAGCATACCAAATGGCGCAATCAGATCATCGCCTTTCCGTTTCCAGAGAACGATATCTCTCGGCACGTTCCATACGCTCCGACCTACTTCTACACATTTCACGTATTCAGGATTCGGCCATTGAAGCATATGTTTCAACGGCTCCATCATACAGCTTACCGCTCCGTTCTTTATAACAATCTCATTGTCAGCTAATGCGAACATCACACTACTCTCCATTCCGGTAGGCTGTCGATCTGCACGGACTTCTTTCCAAGCCACAGTTCTGTGTTCATGCGACTGATATCCATGAACCGTACTTTATCATCAGCAAGAATCAGCAGTCCGATCTCTTCAGCACCTGTCTTTTTATGGATCAGCTGAAATGCGTTATACTGGTTATCCTCAATCCTGTCCAGAGGGAAGCGATTGCCATCGCTCACAACCTTGGCGTCATACGCCAGAATCCGTTTCCCTTTGATAGCCAGAATGTCAAACGGCTGTTGTCCTGTTTCGTTCTGTGGAATCCGAAGCACCCAGTATCCTGCTTCCTTCAGCTTCTTCGCCACTTTATTCTCAAATTCTCTACCAGTCATTGCTTTTTCTCCTTCGCTCATGTATAATACTTACGCTGGTTGTTTGCCATAGTAGGTAGGAGGAAGAGGAGCGGTGATTGAATACACCGCCCCTCTTTCTGTTTTACCACGGCTGATCCTCATCCTCGACAGGAGTAAACCCAGACGGAGCAGGAAGTTCGCCCTTCCATGGCGGAAGTTTGTCCTGCTTGTTCTTATGAATGAACCATGCGACCTTGGCGTATCCCTGATCGTCAATCTTGACATGAGCAGCACCGGCCTTACCAGTATAGGAAGCCAGATTGAAGTTTCCGTCCTCAATACCGAATGAATCAAACAGCTGCGTCAACTTGGCGTTCGTGATTTCAGGATGGTCATCCATAAACACGATATAGTGCCACAACATGGAATTGTATCCGCTCACACGAAGCTTGATAACTAACATATCGTTACCGGCCTTGCTCTGGGCCTTCTCTGCGGAATCAATAACCACACGATGATCTCCTGCAGGAATAGTCTGGAACTGCTGTTCCGTCCGTTCAAATTTCCAAGCCATTATTCTTCATCTTCCTTTCCAAATAATTCTTTACGCAATTCTACGGCAAACGCCATACCAGACGCTATAAACATAAGAGTTCCTTTAAGCTTGTCCGGATGCTCCATGGTAATCCTCGCCGCTACTTCAGAAACGGCTTCATCAAAGACTTCTACCGTGATTGTTTTCATTTTCCATCACCTTCCAGAAAATCTTCAACCGCACACCATTTGCGGCAGTCACGCTGATTCTTTGCGTACACGTTGGATGTTGCTTCCATCTGGATGATCCGCTGTCCGTCCTTTACCCTGATCTTTCCTACTACATCACATAGTCCGCAGATATTGTCTACAATCTTGACGGACATTTTCGGATAGAGCCGACTGTAACTGCTTCCGTCTGGATTCTGGAACTGCTCCGTCACTTCCCAAGCGGTCAGGTACACGTTCACACCAAGGCTTTTCAAGAAACGAAGCGAGTTTACCAGTTTGAACTGCATATACTGGTAGTCGGCCTGTGCAGGTACACCTTTGTTCTTTCCCTGACTTCCTAAATCGGACAGAATACACCGTTCAAGCTCCGAGATATTGTCAACGCATATGTTCTCATACTCAAGCTCTCCATCGTCATGCATTTTGTCAAGAAGCTTCAGCTTCTCCGTCCAGTCCGTCCATGTATGCACGTTGTCGATCTGCCACACATCAATGCGGTCAAAGTCATGGACAACCTCATTTTTGCTCATGGTCGGCACGAATGTCCGGTCAATGTCCAGAACAAGGGTTTTGCCCTTGCTCTGTTCACCGATCAGGCCGATAAACGTGCTCTTCCCTACTCCCGGAGCACAGTAAGCCAGACACGTTACCGGAAGTTTACTCTGCACCAGTTCCGTCAGTTTCATGATAACGCTCCCTTCTTTCAAAGCCTACATATTCCATCTGCGGATCATAGTTCCTGCAGATTGAGGCGTATTCACATGGACGATTCCATTTCATACAATGGGATGGCACTCGATAATAGTTTTCGCAGTGTTCTATTTCGTTTGCGATTAACCATAAATCTTTATCAAATTCAGCTATCTCTTCAGGTGAACGATATACATTGATTATGCCAATCTTTTGCTCAGTATCCTCCGAATACCAGTCCAGACACCTCTGCCTGAATTCATCTTCTGTCTCATTCTTACACAAGCGGATCGTTGGCGTCCGACAGACAGTATACAGAATATTGTTCACACCGTAAGCCCACATATACGTGAGAATCTGCTCATCATTCTGAAGTCCTGCGACATACGCTTCGTCCAGAGCGGAAGAAGTTGTTTTGTGTTCAACAAGCCTCCCATCTTCCAAACGTCCATCGCACCGTCCAATAATCTCATTGCCTCCGGCAGGCTTCTCAAACCATTCTTCAACGGCTTCAACATTGCCAAGTTTTGGGAGAACGTACTTCTTAAAAGCCATTGCCATAGCGTCCGTTTTCGGATCGCCAAGTTCAAAATCCTCGCCCTTCAGAACATGTTCAAGCTTCTCATGATAATTGCTTCCACGTTGCAGTACTTCAGGTGAAGTAATCGGATACACGCCCTCAATGTACTTCAACTCGTAGGCTCTTCGACAGGACTTGAACAGTTGAATTCCTGAATTACTCAGCTTCATCGTCATCCTCCAATTCACGATTGATCTTTTCCAAATCAACATTCTTTTCTTTCAGAAAATCACACAGCTCGTCCAGAAGCTTCATAAGCGGATTACAGTCAAAATCCTTTTTGTCGATTCGATATTTCGTATCCCCTTCAGCCATATAATGATTCATATGTTCACGATCAACTCCGAAGCAAATTCCGTCCATAAAGCCTTTAGTGAGCAGAACTTTAAATTCATGCCCCAATTTATGGTCATTCTGAGTAAGTCGATCATCAATAGAGTGAATCATGGCACATACATCAGCACACACTCTCCGCAGATCTCCCATAATTTCAATGCTTACACTCTGTCCATCGCCATTTGGTTTAATTTCAGCCTTCAACATTGTTTTCGCTCTCCTTTATAATCATTTCAATTTTCTTTGCGGTTTTCCGCAGCGGTTTTCGTTTGTTGTTTTCGATGGCGTTGATTGTCATTACGTTCACCTGAACCAGATTCGCAAACTCTTCCTGCGACAGGTTGTGTCTAGCACGGTATTCCAGAATCCTCTCGCCCAAACTCATTGACTCACCCCCTTTCAGCATTATGATATCATATTCTTTCGTATTGTTCAACCCCCTTTATTATGCTCTTTATGTAGTATAAACATACATTTCCTATATTTATATAAGGAAGAAGAAAAGATATATATAAATAAGGAAAATGCATCTTTATCATACATCAACCTACATCCTCACGGAAGTCGCTCAGAATGCTTTCGTGAAAACTCTGCGACCAATCGCCCTTCGGTTGACAGTACCAGATATGAGGGCGAGTTGGATCATAGAGCCAATCACCAGTCAGATCAAACGGTTCACGCCACCGTGTGCCATCAGGACGAATCACGGGCGTTACCCTGACTGTACCTCTGAACATTTTATAGCCGTCACACTGTAGCATCTTTCTGCATCCTCCCAAACCAGTAATATGAATCCTCGCGCTCAATCCACTCAGCGAGATCATCTTTGTGTACGCCGTACTCGCCGTCAAAGAAGTCAAGTGCTCGACTGTCACCACTTAACTTAGCAGAATCGAACGTTTCCTGTGTTCCATCTGCTTTAATAACCGTCACAATCTCATCGCCTGAAATCACGACAATATAAAGCGAATCAACCTTGTTCAGATCAACACCTGTGTCGCACTTGACGTGCTCATAATTCATAATCTTAAGCGTTTCCATCACTTTACCTCCACAAGCTCAACATATTCCGAGATGATTTCCAGAGCCAACTCGTAGCTACTGGAATTGTAAACCCTGTCACACATCTTCTTCGCTTCTTCTGTACGCCCTTCCTGACTCATGACCGTGTAAGCCTGTCCCAGAATATAGAAGATGTTGCCGGAAGGTTTTCTCCGATTATATACAACCACGCCCATTAATTGCTCACCTCCTTTCACCAGTGTCTGGCACTGGCTTCCAGAGTCCTGACGGACTCCGGTAGTCAACGTCAGCCCCTCCATGTATCCAAAATCCTGAATGCTCGTCCACTCTTTGACAATTTGATATGCCCCTTCTTCGCCATGTTCCGGATGGTCTGCTGAACCTTGTTGTACTGGTCAATATCCGGTACAATGCGATTCAGATTGTGCAACCTTCCGGGCGCTTCCTTAACCCATCCCATCACATAGGCGATTTCGTTCGCCAGATTCTCTGTCCTGAAGTAGCCGTGATAGTTCAGACGGAATCCGCTGTCAATGTCCATCTGAAGAAGCATTTCCAGATATCCCAGAATGGACTTCCGCTTTAGCTCCATCGTAGGCAGATGGTAGCTCACGGATTCTGCGTATCCGTCTTTACTCATGCTACTGTTTTCGATCATCCTTGTCATTGTCAGCGCTCCTTTCTCAGTACAGGAAGAACGCAACGTTCTTCATCCAACTCTGTTCCTGACGAGCGATCATTTTGATCTGCTTTTCGATCCGCTTCGCCTTTTCGGAATCTTCACACACCTGCTTCTTGATCCAGAGGATGTTCATGCGATTGACCGCTTCCATTCTGCGTTCCTGTTCCTCTGTGCTGACGTTCTTCATAATCTCGCTGATCTTCATGGTTCATGACCTTCCTTTCTTGCTGATACCTTCTGGTATCGACTTCAGGGAGCGGTGTCCGTTCCCTGTAGTCGGTATCAGTCACTTGCGGAATCCTACATCCTTCTCAAGCCATCCGTAATGGATACCTGCTTCGATCCATTCCTTAACCGGAATTTTCTTCTCGCCAACTGTAAATTCCTGACTGGCGATCCTGTACATCCAAGCGATATGGTTCCAAGCTGATCCCAAAGTTGAGAAAGCCTCAACGATCATGCCATCCACTGTCACACAGAACGCCGCCCCATTGTCCATCACTCGCACATTTTTCATCGGTTCTTGACCTGCCTTTCCTTTATTGTGTCTTTCGACACTGCTATTATATCATGCGGTAGCATATCCGTCAATACTTTTTCATAAAAAAATATAGAAAAATATAAGAAAAACAGGACAGGCATTAAACCTGTCCTGCTGTTACCACCAGTTGCTTTACAAATTGCCTATTCTTCGCATAACGCTGTCATAGATGCGAGGTTGCAGTACCATCATGCTGTCCATAAGTTCATCCATGATCGGCAGTACATCTTCCCATGGCTTTCCATCCACAGCCACCATAAAATCCGAATCGCCGTTAGTTCTTATTGTTTCGATTGGCGGTGGGCTGAAGGACTGTTCAACAACCGGAGGATTGCCGTATAACTCACGTTGAAGCGTGAGAAATGCGGCGAGTTTGATGCAGGTGTTTGAGTTAGGATTTCGCTGACCTTTGCATTCAGCAATGGCTTCTTCTAAATCCTGTTTCGTTATCAAATTTCCTGCTCCAATTTCTGGACGAAGCGTTTGGCGTCCATCTGAAGATTCTGCGGAAGATCCTGCATCATGCTACGAACACTGTTAACAAGCTCTTCCACGCCATCAGTGCGTGAATAGCCTTCATTGGAATATCTGCCCATAGAATCCCTACGGGCGTTCCGTCCACGTCCTCTGGCGTAACTACCACCGCCGTAGTTACGACTCATGTCATCGCCACGATTAGAGTATTCGCCATCTTCATCCATAAGAATATTGCACAGATGATCTACAGCACTCGCCATGTATTTGATCGTTTCAACATCTTCTTTGCTGAACTTTCCATTCTGCGAATATTCTTCCAGTTCACGAATCAGCTTCTTTTTAAGCTCCATCAGTTCATGCATTGTTGTGCCTCCTTCCTTAAGCAATACGGGATACAGTCAGGTTGGCATTCTGTACAAGGATCGCAGGAGCAACGCCACCAGCGTCCGCAGGAGTAGAAACATTCTCAACAGCCACAGTAAAGCAACAGCCCTTCGGAACAGTGATAATCGCCGTGCTTGTGACATTAAAGAAGTTTTCATTCGTTGGCGGATCGGTAGCGGTTGCCGCAGGAGTCACGATTGCCCTGCTTGTCAGAATCGGTTCACCGTCAATGGCAAGAGAAACAGCAATCGGGCCGAGCGTTGCTCCATCCGGTAACGCAATGTTTCCGTTGAACGTTACCTGATACCGTGCGAAACAAGCACACGGATTGTTCACAATGCCACGGAGAATAACAATTCCTGACTCATTCCGGTGAAGCACATACCCCTTATTGCACGGAATGTTATCGTTCAGAATAACATTCTGATTCGGCTCAACCGTCTGCACAGGATTATAAGTATATTCTGCCATTTGACTCACCTCTTAAAAGCCACCATTGCACCCACAGCCACAACCGGAATTGTTGTTGCAGGTGAAGATGGGCGTCCGTCCATAGACGGGCGTTGTAGGAACAGGACAACTGTTCAGCCTGTTGTAAAGCTGATCAACCTCATTGGAGAATCCCTGTGCAATAAAGGCGTTCTGAGCAGTCTGGGATGCCGCCAGATCTTTCATAGCGATCTGCTGACGCAGTGTCGCAATTTCATCATTCTTGGCATCAATCTTATCCTGACAGAGCTGATCCTTAATGGACTGGATACCGCCATTGATCGCATTCAGGATACCCTGTGCGTTCTGTGTACTGTTTTCACGAGTGGCACATCCTTCACTCGCCAGAGTATACCGGACATCAGCAATACCAGCGTTCACGCCGTTAAAGCCATTCATTGTCGCAGTCTGTGCGGCAAAAGACCGTTCCAGATCAGCAATCGTGTTCCCGTACATCTGCTGTGCGATAGCATTCTGGGCATTATTCACAGAAGCTGTTACACCTGCGAAACCGGAACACAGACTGTTCTGGATATCGCCACAGCATCCACACAGCTGGGTAGCCAGAGAGCTGATACCATCACGGACAGAAGTCACGCTGTCATGGAGCTGCGCATCCATGAAACCATCGGAAACATTGTTATTGATGCCATTCTGTCCGTTCAGAATCCACGGGAAGTCAATGCCGAGTCCTCCGCCGAATCCGTTCATTCCACCGAAGCCACCCCACATACCGTTGCCAGCAAGCAGGAACAGCAGAATGATCCACCAACCGTCACCGCCCCAGCCCATGCCGTTATTACCATTCCCATACATAGGGGCAACAGGCATGATCATACCGGAGCCATTTTCATCAGTAAGAGCCATAAAAATCTTTCCTTTCTTATTTATATATACTCAACCGTATGTGCACCTACGGATGGTATCAACGCTTTCCAATCATTCGCATCAGCATATTCATCATTGGATTACTTACCTGTCCAGACTGAAGGATATGCATTACAGCCGCCTGTGGGTTGTTCGCAATATTCGCAGGAACGTTGTATCCTGCTTGCCTTATAAGTTGTGCAGGATTCATCTTCAGTTCACGGAGAGCATCCTGTGCATTAACCTTCCTGTTCATTTCCTGATACAGAGGATTTGCCATTCTTTGTCACCTGCCTTGGAATATTTTTCAGAATGCCGTTTATTTCGTCTTTAAAGGCATCAAATTCGGCTTTTGTAGCAAAAGATGAATAATCTATCGTCTGTTCAATTGGAGCTGTTTTAGGGGCATTCTGAGTCGTTTCATGATATTCAAAAATACGGAGCGGTTGCGGCATACCTGAAATGTCAGTTGACTTCAGGAAAAATCGCTGACTCTCGCTGTCCATCAACATAACTGTAGAATTTGGAGCTACCATATAGGACTTTGCTCCTGCTTCACCTTGCACCCAATTAAGCCCACCATTGTTCTGTGGAACTTGAGGCATTTGATATTGCTGAAGATAAGGATTTTGATAATAGTAAGCCATTACTCTTTCCTCCAAAAATAAAGTGGCGTAAGCCCTGTGCTGTCCCAACTGTCGAACACGTCCCCGTCCTGAACACAGGCTACGTGATTTGGCATTGCGACAACAAATGTTCCAACCGGATGATCTCTGGCAAAGTCTGCTAACGTGTAACAATCAGGACATGAGTTCGGAATTATTTCTCGCACAAATCCGTTCTGCCGTAAGACTGATCCCCACACTGCGTTTGAGCTGATAACATCGCCCATCAGGAATCCGTTAATAGCTATCTTTGCGTAAGCACTCTCCCAATCCAAATCCAACGCTTTAGCAATCGCTCTTACTGAACAATCACCTGCTCTTGGCTGTGCAGGATTCGGATTGTACTCAACCCACATTTGCATCACCACCTTTGCTTAAAGCATAAGAAAAACGCCTCATCAATTCGATGAAGCGTTAGTGCATTTTTAGTGCAAGTTATCCACAACTTTATCCACTTGTATAATCTGGTAAATTGTGTATAACTGCTACAAACGTTGAAAATAAAGGATTTAAGCTTTGGTCAAAAAATGTGGATAACTTTCTTATGCATTTTTATAAATATTTATGCATATCCAATATTATGATGTTTAATTTTTTAAGCATCGTCATAAAACAAAAGGCTGGGGTCGTTGTATTTCAACGCTCTCAGCCATAATGTAAAATATGGTCATTTTGTATGAAATTTCATGAAAATGAATAAATGCGAGGAACCCCTGTCTGACCTTTAGGTCGATATAATATTCATTCCCATGTTAAAACGTCTAAAAACGCCCTTTAAATGCGAAATAGAGGCATATAAGCTATAACGGTTAATAACAACGCATATACCCTGTGGATAACTTTGCTATTTTCTGTGGATAACTTTCATATAGCTAAAAACCTTTTCTTGCCATTTATACACAATATTTTTTACCTGCCTGACAGACAATTGGAACTCTTCAGCAAGTGGCTCAAACAAAATTCCATCAACTAATCTGCGTTTAAGCACAGCCCTGTCACGTTCCGAGTGGCAAATTTCATTGATCGCATTGATTGCTTCGGAATTGGTATATTCTTCCATCTCACTTTTTCACCTTGCCTGTGCCGTGGCACATATTGCAGGTTTTATATCCAGAGCCATTGCCACCTTTGCGGGCTCTTGTCTTTTTAGTTGTCGTTGTAGTCCTCCGCACTCTCACCAGCTGTGCCATAATTTATGTCACCACCTGCAACCAAATTGTCATCGCCAACTTGCAACGCTTCAATTTCTGTGTCAGTATAAGTTTCCTCTGTATACTCTTCAAACTGGCTTTCATACACGAAGAACCCAACTGCCATACCTGCCATCAAAACAATCAGGACGATTATGGTTAGCCATAACCGCCTGACTGTCCGTTCCGCAAAAGCAAGAGCACTCTCTTCTCTGAATCGTTTTTCTGCCAGTTTACATTCCTGACAATTCATGCATTAGCCTCCGAAAAAAATCTTGATAAGAATACCGATCACACCTGCTCCAACAGTCATTATCAGCCAAGTGATATTCTTCAATTGATGCTCAATCACAGCCAGACGAACGTTCTCGCTGTTCACCTGCTGTTCAATCGTGTGAAGATTTGACTCGCATTCCTGCCTTGTGATAAATATCTCTTTCAAGCGAGAGATATCTGCTTCATCAATCATTTTAGCTCACCTCATAAATGATACTTGTCTGTTGGATTATTAACAATGCCGAACCCCACCAATACTGGCAGAAGCACATCCATAAAGTTATTCATCCAATCAGCGATGTCAATCTTCACGAATGTTTTCACAAGGAACACAATCAGTGCCGCCACACTCAACCACAACGCCCAACTTTTCAGCCGATTCTGTTTTTCTTCCATGATAATCAACCCCCTTCTGCCCTATCATATCATTGAGAAAATCGTTAGTCAATTCTTCAAGCTCATTTTCAGTAGGCATATTATCCCTCCGCAACCATCACGCCGCCGTATTTCCGCACTATCTCATCTGCAACACTCTGTCCGAGATGCGGTATCGTCACGGTGTACAGAGTCTGTCCACCTGAATTAAGGATAGCTTCCCAAGTCTTTGCACCCGTGATGCCGTCTGCCGTCAAGTCGTGGTCACGCTGGAAGTATTTGACCGCTTCAAGAGTCTTGTTCCCGTATGCACCATCAGCACCGTAGGGCGCAAGGTCGTAGCCAAGCTGAATGAGTTTAGTCTGAAGCAAGGTCACATACTCGCCCTTGCTTCCTTTCCGCAACGTAGGGAATGTCACAGGAATATCACCGTCCAATCCTTTTGGTATCGCCCAATGTGTGCATTTCGCAGATAGCTTTTCTCGTTTTACTTCACCTGAACAATGCACCATCATGCCGTTGCCGATGTAAAAGCCGATGTGCGATTTAACTTTCGGATTGTTCTTGTCTGTCCAAAACACACAGCACAACTTTTCTGGCAGAGTCTTGATTTCGCCTTGCTCTGCCCAATTGCTTTTAGTGTTCCATCCACTTGTACATCCGTATCCGGCAAGGTTGATGCCGTATCGCTGAAGAACGTTTTTGACAAATCCCCAGCAATCATCAATTTCCGTACGCTCACCGTTCGGCAGATACTTACAACCATGACAAGCTGACTTGCTACCGTTCAGCACTTGGCACTTCTTCCTTGTCTGTTCCGCTTCACCGGAAGGGCAGGAAGAGCGATTAGCGTAATACTCACGCTTTGACGGCGTACACAGCGCACCGCCAGCACCCCACACATACGACCATCCTACACAGGCTTCCGCTGTCTTGATGATTGCTTCAACCTTCGGAAATCCCTTTGATTTCAGGTCGGCTACCAACAAATCCACTTGCTTTGCACTATTCATCGCTATGCTCCTGTCCGTAGGCGAAACCTACTAAAAACCCTGTGAATCCACACAACAGCATCAGAATCACCCAAACAACCCACATCATTCATCTCTCCCGGCAGATACAAGGGCAATTGCAAAAATACCGAACAGCATCCCGGCAATCACCGCAGGAATCAGCCACCACCAAGAAATCACATTATCACCGCCTTGTTGCATTCCAATAATGACCATTTAGGGAAATTTGTTAATGAGTTAAATCATTCTTTATGTTGGTTCATTCTTCAGCATATATGTAATCTGTCCAAGAATGTTTTTCCCTGCGAATGCCGATGCCTTTGCAAGGTATATACCGAGAACAGTTTGACCATCTTCTGTCCATGTATCAATACCGCAGTATCCCATTATTCCGGTTGCGGTTGATTTGCCGTTTTCGCAAATCCACCCTCTGCTTATGTTTTGCGGTTGCCATTTTGTTAAGTTACTGAAGTAATACAACTCATTCCCTGAATCTGTTGCTGTTGATTTGATTTTGCATTGAAAATTGATTACAACAACTCTGCCAAAGCGTTGGATGTTTGTGTAATTTGCGCCTGTTGTATCAATCAATTGACCATTCGTAGGAGTATTTGATTCTGTTTCATACTTTGTTTTAGTATTCAAATTGCTATTTAACGTCCCAATCTGTTCAGAAGCTGAATACCAACTACTCCATGCATTAGAACGGTATTGCCTTGTTTTTTCACTTGCACTTGTATTTGAATCGTAAATAGTTTGTACAACTGTATCACTACGCCCTGCAATCACAGTAAGAATGAACCATGACATACCGCTTGACGAGCCGCCAATTGTCGACCCTGTGGAAATGTAATAAACACCTGTAGTCTTGTAATTATTCAACTCGGCGTTTGTAATCCATGCCTTATTTGTTCCTGCTATAGGGTCTAAATGTTCAGAAAGGGTATTGATGGCATCCGCTTCCTTGTCGATAGCATTAGACGCAACGCTCATGTCAGGCGCATCGGTCAGTTCAGGTATGCTAATAGTTTGGTTGGTTGGGGTCAGGGTCTTTGTCGTTGCCATTATTCGTCACCTCCTAAAAACTCAACAAATCCGTCAAGCTTTTCGATTTCGTCAAGCGTGATGTTCGGGATGCTTTCCTGCCGCACACCGATGGGTGAAATCTCGCACTCCTGCTTGGAAAGTTCCTCCACCGCCTTTGCAAACTCGTTCCGCTTGTCCTTGTCAGCAATCACAATCAAGCCATTCTGCGAAACAACCGCATCAAACTTCTTGAGCAGTTTTTCTTCTTCTTCAGCTTGGAAATCAAATATCTCCTTGAGCGAACGTTTCAACCTGAAGAACCTGAACGCATCCTGCCCGGAGATTTTGTCCCCCATGCGAAGAAGTGTCTTGTAGGCATCAACTGCCTTTCCGTGAGTTGTAGTCATCATGCTGTACCTCCTTTATTGCTTGTAGAACACGGAACAGGAAGCAAAAGCACCTGAACTCGTGTTTTTAGCCTTAATTTGGATGTCCTCGTTAAGAAGCATACACTTTGAGGACGGAGCGGTTGTTTCAAGCGAAATTGTGAAACTTCCACCGCTAACGCTCATCACGTTTGTAGTGGCTGATGTAAGCATCGTATCAAGGACAATCGTAGCCCATTGCGTGACCGTCTGCGTAACGCTACCAAGTTCAATCCAACTCGACCCGTTCTTCAGCCATGCCTTGAATGTATGGTTTTCGTAACCCATAGCCGCATAGAACTGCAAACGTGCTTTGATGCCATAGAAAAGATTTCCGCTCAAGTAATCAGCCGCAGAATATGGGCAGGTGAATGTCTTGTAATACCCCAACGTGCCACCAACATTGTCCAGCACGAGGGACGAAGGACGGAAACTCCATGTCTTTTCGCTTGAAGAACTTGGCTTAATCCACACAACATTTGTATCTGATGACGGCTGTTGCTCTGAAATCACGAACCTTGGCAATCCGTTGCCTTTGACGGTCAGGTTGTCTACGGTCAGGGACTTGCACACTACATCGCCTGTCTGTCCAACCGAGAACGTTGCACTTGCGGCGTTAGTCCCAAAGATAATAGCCGAGCCGGACGAATCTTGTGCGTGGAGATAAAACTTTCCTGCGGTACTCATTTCGATGCCGTTTTGGTCGAGAAGCATTTTTGCTGTGTTCCCGGCGAAGATTTTGATGTACTTGCCACCGGAAATCTCAATGCCAGCCGCAACGATGGAAATGCCGGACTTGATAGCGTAGAAGTTGTTTGTCGTGTAGTTCTTTGCGTTCGTTTCGGCGGCTGAAG